GTTTAGCTTCTTACGTAATGTAGAATTAGCAAACTTACCCTCACCTAAGTTGAATATAAAATCAGTGTAAGCGTCGATTTCACCTTGGGTAAGAGGAACAGTGACTAGCCGGAATAGCGCCCACAGGGCTTTATCTACGTCTTCCTGTAGGTACTGGCGGCACTGGGATTCTGTAGCTGTATCACCCCGCTTTACGCCATGGGTGTGACCACTACAAATTGTAGGGATCTTCCACCCATGGGCGGGGTCCGGGTAAGCTATATGCACGACCCCCTCAGGTACTGAGAGGTCAGGGCGCGTTACACGCCCCTCATGCTTTGCCATAAGGAGTAATCCCGGGACGGACATAGCGATTGCTAGGGTAACCCCTTGGATTACTTTACGCATTAGACGACGCTGTTAGTCACAGCCGATGGGCCATGAGTAGCGACCAAGTTACCAGAGGTGTCACGGAGGCCGTTAGCTGCTGCGCCGGGTGCGGTGTATGTCACCGTGGTGGCACCAGCGACAAAGGCAGTAGTAGCCGTCAAGATCACAGTGTTACCTTCTACCTCAACTTTGCTGAATGTGCGAGCAGGGCTGGACGCAAACGCGGATACAGCAGGCACGAACGCTTGATCCAAGCCCTCGCTGTATGTGATCACGAGGACCTTAGGTTTTGCTGCGGAGATCAAGGCGCTTGTAAATGTAGCGAGGGTCGCGTCAACGTATGCGGCGACAGCAGCGATACAGGCAGTGAAGAATGTGGTCAGGGTCTTTGCCTGCTCAGTCTTACCACCTTTTAAATCAGCCATGGTTTCGACATAGGAGATAGCCTTGATTGCTTCACGCTGCAAAGCGATACCAGAGCCAATGTAGCCGGGGGATGGGAGTGCGTCTAATTTCATAGTTTCCTTTAACGTCGGTATTTACCGAGGATGCCCTTAGGGCGTTGAGGGGTGTCGTAACGACGATGACCCATTGGATCACTGATGGAGGCAGCGTGCTCTTTAGCGCGTTGCTTTGCTACAGCGGTGGATTGGTTCTGTTGGAGTAGCTCTTGCCAGTAACGGACAGCACCTTCGAGAGCATCTACGCGGTCATCATGGACCAATGCGTTACGCTCGCGGGTGATCTTCGCTAGCTGGTGAAACAGGCTATACTGTTGGCGCTTAGCCGGGGCGTAGCGTTCGCAATCAGCACGATCACGTTCTACTACAGCCTCGTTGACAATCAAGGCACCCCGGCCTATTACAGGCTCAAGGGTGTTGATAATCCGCGCTTCTTTCTGCCCATGTACCATGTCATCCTGTACAGCACACGTATGTGCTGCATGAAGGATAGGCAAGAATATCTCACGAAAGGCACCATAGCCCATGTTCTTCTCAATGATCACGATGTTGGGTTTCCAAAAGGCCACGCGCGTAGCTAACTCTTTCAAGTTGTCACCACCGTAGCCCCCGGGTAAACCGCCAATGTCCAGTAAAAACACGTTACCATTAAGAAAGCCTGTAGTAGCGTAGGCCGTCTCGTCAGCATTGATACCACCACCGGCGGGGTCGATGTATGTCACGACCCCTTGGAAGCCCGCTGTCTCGGAGGACAGGTCATGGGGTGCCATCATCTTGAATGCAAATCCATGGGAATGGAAGTCACGTAAGTTAACGGCACCGAAACCTCGGGTAATCTCAAGGGGCATACGTGCCTGTACAGGCATGACCGTGAGTTGCTCAGGTTTAAGCGGGTAGCGTAGGGCATCAACCAAGCGCGTATTCAGCATGTGCTGGAGTTGGAAGTACGAGGTACCTTGGTCCATCTCTTTAGCTTGTAAAGCATGCTCATCAAGGATGATCGGATCTACCGGCTGGCCTTGGTCACCAAGTAAACCACCGCCATAGGCTAACGCTGGGTTAGCTTCTAGCTTGCGTATTAGGTAGGGGGCAAGGTGGTCCCCGTAGTTCTGGCGTTGTGCCAGTGTTGGATAACGCCCGGGCCAGATACGAATGGATACACCACGACCCGGTAGGGTATTGTAGATGGATTCCATTGATTGTGGCGTACCTAGCCAAACAACCCTTCCGGTGGAGCAGATTGATGTAAACTCTAGTGTTAGGTGTAAAAGCTGTGCCCGTTGTGTGGCGGTAAGTGAGTTCTTAGGGGACTCAATATCGTCAGCAATCAAGAGGTCAGCACGGTTACCCGAGAGGGAGGCGGTAATACCCAAACATTTAACGCTGGGTGATTTATCCACACCCTTGAGAGAGTAGTGTACATCGAAGTGCTCTACGCTGGATCGGTCACCGTTGTTAGTGTCCGGGCGTAAGCACTCAAGCTCTGCCATCGTCATAATGATACGAATGACCAGCGTGCTAATGTCGGATGCCATGCTCCCACCTGCGGACAAGATCAGTACACGCGCCCGAGGGTTCTGTATGATTGTCCATACGGCGAAAGCAGCAGCAACCGTGGTCTTAGCTTGGCCTCGCTGGGCCTCTACCATGAGGTAGTGCGGCCCGTACGCAATCCAGCGTGCGATGTCGCGTTGGATGTCTGTCGTGCTAAAGCCGAGCAGGGTCATTACCTCTTCTAGGAACGGGATGAACTCGGCGTAGTGCTCTTGAATAGCTTCAAGTTTGCGGTGACGGAGTAGCGCCTGTTGTACGCTTTCCTTAGCCATTAGTGCATACCACCCGGTAGGTGTTCTAATGAGTCAGGAAGCACAGGCGCACGTCTTGCACGCTTTGCTGCCATCATCTTAGTCAATTCACTAACGGCACCATCTTCATTAGGGGCTGAGGTTACGTTGTTGTTCTTTAGGAACGTCGCAGCCACGCTAAGCTCCGCAGCCGAAGCGCGTACAACCGTGAGTTTACCTTCATCATCTTTGATTTCAACGCCACGAACGCGGGTTGTAAGCTCTTGAGCAAGGGCGTTATGTAGGTCTGATAGAGTGTCTTCATTAGCTGCCATCTTTCGTATCTTTCTTTACTATTTTGTAGATGAGGTACGCAATACTCAATATCACATAGAACACGTTGAGTATTAGTACTACATCAGATAAAGGTACACCCGCGAGGTGTAAACCGGTTACGGCGCTAGGTGGTGCAGCCGTAACGGCTACTTCGGTGATCGGGTGATTCTTCATGCTAGTTAGAAAGTTGTTAACCACCGCCGTAGCTGTGGGTTTTGTTGTAGTACCTGAGTCAGACCAGTTGCTATACTGCATACGTAGTCCTCCTCAGTGGTGTGTTTTAGCGTATCATCTAAGATAGCATGTAGTATTTCGTGAAGCACCGTATCACGTAAAGTAGCTCCCCTCATGTTAGAACGGTAGTCGATGGCCTTTAGGTCATAGTGATACTGCCCGTAGCAATCAGGGAGTTCCCACTGGTAACGGGGACGTAGTGGAACCTGTGTCCCCCTAATAAGCACGGATGTTGGTACAGGTACCCTTGCTTTTTTCATAGCGCGTCTACAACGCAACCATAATGGTGATTGATATGTAGTCAGTTTTTGCGGCGTTCAGCCGAATACCGGCAAAGTAAATACGCTCTTGTCCAAGGACTACCTTTTTATCAGGACTACCGTGACCGTCTCTATCAAGCTGCGTTGGAATTGCAGATAACGCGGTGACCGCGCCTTGATTAACCCACGCACCGTTGAGGTACTTGAGTTTGACGACACCACTGGCCCCATTCGCAAGGACTTCATATCCATCGGGTTTGTTGCTCACATCAATATCAAGGACACCCGACAAGCCAGTAGCCTGCACGTTAGCAGCCACAAGCTGATTGACGTTGGTGACCGCGATCTTATGAACAACGGCTGCACTATCAAACCAGAGGACGTTATGTGCTGTGGGGCTCTTTTCCCATACAGGACGAGAGAATCCATAAGGATGTAGCGCCGGGTCTGTGGGCACGAGGTAACTGTCATTGCGGTAAACCTGTACAGGCGCACCACTTGCGAGATCATACACGGCAATTCCTAAGCATCCTGCTTCTTTGTCAGCAAAGGGGAACTTAAAAAATACCGAAGTGTACACGACATACGCGTACTGACCGATAACCAAAGCGCTTGGATCGTTGACTTGATACAGGGTACCAACAGGCCAAGCGCCAATAGGTGTGGTGCTTACTCCGGGGTTGGGTTCTGCAAGGAGTGCTTTGTACTGCCATTTAACGCCAT